TTATTAAATGAGAAAAAACAAGAATTAGAAAAAATTCAAACTAAAATAAATGTGTATAAAGTGTATAATACATACCGTATACAATTACAATACATAAATAACATTAGACAATATTTAATAGATGTGCGAAAAATTATAAAAAATATATTAACAAACCGGTATAATTACACTGATTTTAATTTTTTATATATACCACCTAAAACTAATGATTTATTACCAACCAACAATACAAAACTATCCTCTCCACAAGACAAATTGCCATCAAAACGATTCCCTTCACAAGACAAAGTTCCACCCATCAAATTGCCACCCATCCAATTGCCATCCACCAAATTGCCACCCATCAATAAAGGAAAATAATTTTATACGTTTTAACATCTTAATTTCAAGTAAGATGTTAAATTAGTGCATTTTAGCTCAGCTCACTCCATTGGTGTTTTGTATGAGAAAAGAGGTAAGTGTAGCAAAGATACCATGTAAATACTATTTCATTCGACCACGGTATACATTCGTCTAAATATATAAAATAAAATACGAATGAATAGTATGCAAATGAATTTTTTTGTTTCTATTACCACGATTCGAAAATATAAAGTTGCCTTGGATATCTTGTTAGAATCATTGCCAAATGAATGGAAAAATAAATACATTTTGGTGTATCAAGATGAAAATATGGACGAACATTTAGAAAATTATCGGGTTTTTGAGGATGGACACATAGAAGTATATATACCGAATAATTTATCTGATTATGGAAATTGGGTTGGCCTGAATATATTATTGGAAAAAAAAGTGGTCCCTGAGGATACGTGGTTTTTATTTATACATGATACTTGTAAATTTTTAAACGAAAATAGTGCAGAATTAACGTATGAAATTATAAAAAATCATGAGGACACCGATTTAGATATAATATGGCTATCGAATAATGGACAATGTAATATTTCTTTAATGCGCAAAAATAGCATTATATATGGGAATAATCTCTATAAAGATATAAAATATATGACAAAAATGGAAACTATTTTATATGAATGGTATCATGAAGAATTGTTAAGTCCAAAATCATTTAAAGTGAAACAGAAATATATACAATCCAATACCAAACATTTAGGAAAGCGATATGTATATAATAATGTGAATAATCGGTCTGTTTTGTTATATGAAAGTATAAATATGGAAAAATATTATTTTCATACGGATAAAGAATCGGATCACCCATTCAGTCCTTAGCGACCCGTTATATCTCATTTACCATTTTTAGGATCTTAATTGATCGATCGATCGATCGATGTGCAATGCGGTAATCTAAACAAAAAAATATAATTTGAAATATCTAGCCATAATATATAAATGAAATATTCAAAAAAAACACACAAAAGACAAAAAAAACACACAAAAAGACACACTAAAATAAGAGGAGGCGTAGGCACACCAATAAAGGATTCGTTAGATTTTATTATTATGTTAATGGATGATGCCATTTATGAATATGAAACTGAACGTAATAAACCTAAAAACCCTGGGTTATTATATGAATATATAAACGATACAATAAATGAATTTCTTTTTATTATGTCCAATCCAGGTAATTATAAATTAGAGAAGGTTATGTCGAAAATAATATCATATATTGGTTTTGATAAAATTAAACTTTTGATAGATAATCATCTAATAATCGAAAAAGATCAACACAACAAATTTTTGAAAAAAAAACGGAATACACCAAATACCAATTATGGGCATAGTGACTACATAATGGAGTGTAATGAAGAAATAACGAATCAAATTAAAAATATAAAGAATATGATTAAAAAAGAGTATGACTCAAATTTAATAGACAAGGAACATAAAAAATTATCCGTTTTGTTTAAATCTACATATGACATTTATCAATATTTAATAGATGTGAAATTGATTTTACAAGAAATATTAAATGAAAAAACATATGGAAATGTTGAATATTTTAATTTTTTAGATGATAAAAAAATGAAAAATTCAGAAAAAAATGATAATCTACCACCAATATCCACATCTACCAACAAAAATACAACACTAAAAAAACCTACAATATTCGCAACTATCAATAATAATAATACTAATACAACAAAATCACCACCACCAATACCCGCATCTACCAAAAAAAATACAACAAAAAAATCACCACCACCACCAATACCACAACAACTAAATCAACAACCACCACCAATACCACAACAACTAAATAATCAACCACCACCACCAATACCCGCATTTACCAAAAAAAATACAACAAAAAAATCACCACCACCACCAATACCACAACAACTAAATCAACAACCACTACCAATACCACAACAACTAAATAATCAACCACTACCACCAATATCACATTTCAATAAAAAAAATCCACTACCGCCATTACCTAAAATATGAATATATCTTTTATTTTTAGCAATGTAAAAAATATATATGTATTTTTATAATATAATACATATATAGAATGCAAACCAATCCATATCCTATCGTTGCGATTGATTTAGAAACCTGTGCTTGTTCCCATAGTGATGCAACCAAAGTAGGGGCATGTATTTGCACGGATTGTAAATGTCATCTTCAAAGAAGACAAACCCCGGAATATATCCTGATTCCCATACCTTCTCCCCGCATGCAATATTTTGGATATGGTATTATTGTATCTACTATTACTATTACTGCCGTTTATATGTTATTGAAATCTTAAACCTTTTTCAAGAAGGATATAAACCTAAATTATCCGATTACCTTATACATCATGGAAACCACGTTTAATTTCTCAAACCTTCATACGGAATTTATTTATTCTTTACATCCTAAATCCCAAATCATTTTACATATTAAACGTAAAAATAAGAATAGTGCACGTCTATATTTCACGAATCAATTGAATGACAAAATAGATATTCCACCCGAATTTGTTATATTCCAAAATAACAAATACAAACCCCCCAATGAAGCGAATAATGAATATATTTTATTTTCCCGTAAAAATTATGACATTATGTATAATGGGGAAACCTTATACAATATTCGAAGCGAACCAACATGGACGATTTACAATTAATTATTTACAAAAATGACGTGATTTTTCCTTTGAAAACTACCGTGGAATTCTTTAATAAATTTGCCGTGTTTTCCATAATAAGATTGGCTTGTCTAATAAAGGAAATATCTGTATTTACAGAGAGAATGGTATTTACATCCTTTACACATGTATTCTCCCATTTTTGTATGATTTGTGCTTGATCTTGAATGGATAACGTTGCGAATGAAATATCTGTGACAGGATCAATAAAATGCTGGATGTATAAAAATGCATTGTTTATTTCGGGAAGTAGATTTTGTAGAATGGTTTTCGTATCTTCGAGAGATTTAGGAATCTCAATAATGGAGGTTTGTAGAATGGTTTGTTTAAAATTCAAGAAAATAGTGGCTAAATTGTTTATTTTTTGGAGAGAACTAGCGAGGGAGGTTAAGAATGCCAGATTATTAATAGTATTCGTGTTTTGTAACTTTGAAATATATTCTTGAAATACTACAGATAATTCATCTGCTACATTACCAAAATGTTGAAAACCGGAAATATCCATGATAAAATCATTTTGCTTGGACGCATTCAGCGTTGCGATAAAAAGTGTTATGTAATCATTTATGGTTCCTTTTCCTTGGAAATTCGCGTTTTTAATATTATCTATATATGTTTTTATTTCTTCCAATATGTTATTGAGAGAAGGATCTGTTTTATCATTATAGATCTGTAGAATGGCAGATATATCTTTAGAACCGTTACATATTTCATCTATATTTTCTAAACTTCCGGAAATGGTGTTATATACAACTGGTGGATTGGGTAAATTTACACTCATTTATAGTATACCTTTTAAAAGTATAAATAATTATACGAATATTTTTACCCAGTAAAAATATTCCTAAATATAAATCGATCTATGCAAAATCATCTTCATTTCTTTCTTTGAAATAATTCAAAATATCTCCTAAAAGTTTTGGAGGACATTCTTTCGAAGGTTGTAGAATCCCATTGGTATCACGAACTAAATGCAGATAAGGAGAGAATTGATGTTTTACTAATATTTGCCATCTCTCACTATATTTACGATTCTTTTTCGTTCCATGGAAAAAATGTCGAATAACCCCAGGAACATATCCTAGCCGCAAATGTTTCATCCCTCTCTCATAATTTACAACCGAATCTTTATAATCCTTCGATACATTTTCATGGACACTTTTTACCGAATTACCCAGTAAAGAAAACGCCATATTATGATCTCCGGAACCTAAGATACTGACCTCATATAATCCTCCCATTTTATCATATGCCTTTCTAGTGCATGCCCAGGCATATCCGGGATGCCAAAAATCCAGACCACTCCCAGAATATTCGCGTCCATTCGCATATTTATATCCAAAATTCTGGAATATCTGCATCGTGTTTTCTTTCTTGTCCATATCCACACAATGAGAGAATATTTGCACCATATCGTATTGTCCATTCAATAATTTCAAGGTATCCATGACCCAACTAGCAGATTCGAAATGCACATCTGCATCGATCCATGCCACTGCTTTCCATGAACTAGGCAACTTCTCTCGAATCAATACATTGATCATGTTTTCTTTATGCCATAAAGGTGTTTTCGTTTTTATCTGTAAATGTCGCGGATTTTTTACATCGGTCACATAATATTTCGTTTGACCCTGATCTTCATATAAAAGTTCGCAAACATAAAGTAGAATATTTGGCTCGAATTCCATTCTCTTGATAAATTCTCTCGCAAGAATATAACGAGTTGCATACATACAAGGGTTCGAAATCACACAAACTACATGTAACACCTCTTCGATAGGATCATTATTCAGAATCGCCATTTTGGTTTTATCGGGAGAAACAAAGATAAAATCGATTTCCATATTATTTAGGATGGTCATATATATATTTAACCTTGTTCTTTTTTTTTCCAAAAAAAAAGAATACGTTCTTTTTACCACATCATTCTCCCAGGAAATAATAAATAAACATGTTTTTTTTAGATTGGTTAAATGTAGATCCTGAAAAAAATTATAAAAAAACGAATTTTGATATGGTGCAATGCGCTTCATCCAATACAAACGAATATATACTCATCAATACATTACCGATGAATGAACAGAATTGTCTTATATCCGGGACGATCCATGCATTTACAGAAGAAAAACAAATAAATGATATGATGTCCAATCTCCATTCACCTGATAAAAAGATTATTATTTACGGTAAAAATGCCAATGATGAATCCGTTTATAAAAAATATAGACAAATGCAGAATTTAGGAATTACTTCTATTTTCATATATACCGGCGGATTGTTTGAATGGATGCTTTTACAAGATATTTACGGAATGAAAGCGTTTCCAACCACGATGAAAGTCATTGATATTTTAAAATATAAATCATCTACGGATATTTAAAAATATATAAAATGTTATTTTTAATTTTATAGGTGTATTATAAGATAGATTTAGTAATATGATTTCTAGTAATATAGATTACATGAATGGGATAGACATCATTTATTGGATAAATCTAGAAAAATGCAGTGATCGTAAAATAAGTATGGAAGAAATGTTTACGAACGATTGTTTTAAAAATGCCAATATTGAAAGGGTGAATGCCGTAAATGGAAATGAAGTGAACGTGTTTGATTATATAAATACGACTCGCAAACAAAAATCGAATGCAGAATATGGATGTCTTTTATCTCATTTAACTACCATTCATACATTTTCCAAATCTTCTTATAAATATGCATTAATTATGGAAGACGATCTTACCCTTGATTATCAAAAATATTGGAAAAAATCATTGAAAACCGTTATGGATAATGCACCAATGGACTGGGAAGTTATCCAATTATGTTATATTACGACTACTGGAATTATTCCAGAAAGAGAATATGAACTGAATAATAATCGGTTTGTATCTGCAGCTGCTTATATAATTAATAATTCCGCAGCAAAAAAATTAATGAATTTAGTATATGATAATGTAACGCATAAATATAATATAGAAGGAAATCGAAACCATCATGCAGATGTTTATATATTTTCTAAATTAAAAACATATGTATATAAATTTCCATATTTTATTTATAAAAAAAACAATTATTCTACTTTACATCCAAGCGACTTAAAAGAACATAGTTTTTCGAGAGAAATTATTACAGATATGTATCACTCTTATTATCCGGCAGGAATTGTTACTCAACCGGAATATTCAAATATAAACTTTCACCTTATTTTATTTATATTTTTATTAATATTATTATTGATATATTTTTTCAGCACGAAACTATATTCATGGACGAAAATACTCAATCGTATTTCTATATGGCGTTATGTTTATCCACGGTAAAAATACATACACGGTAAAATGCATAAAGATAAATAATATAAAAATATCCCTACTATATTATTTAGCATATGTCAACCATCGAGGAAGATCCTCTTTTAAAACAATCTTCGGAACGTTATGTTATGTTTCCAATACAAGACGATAATATCTGGAAAATGTATAAAAAACAGGTCGATTGTTTTTGGAGAGCAGAGGAAGTCGATCTATCGAAAGATTTAGCCGATTGGGAACATAAGCTTAATAATGACGAAAAATATTTTATTTCCATGGTTCTCGCGTTTTTTGCAGCGAGTGATGGGATTGTTCTAGAGAATTTAGCCGTTCGTTTCATGAGTGATGTGCAATTATCGGAAGCCCGTGCTTTTTACGGTTTCCAAATTGCAATGGAAAATATTCATTCGGAGATGTATAGTATTTTAATTGATACGTTTATTAAAGACTCGCTTCAGCGTGATAAATTATTCGGGGCAATCAATCATTTTCCATGTATTACGAAAAAAGCGGATTGGGCGAAAAAATGGATTGGGGATCATCGTAGTTTGTTCGCGTCTCGTTTGGTAGGATTTGCATGTGTCGAAGGTATTTTTTTCAGTAGTTCGTTTGCATCTATTTACTGGATCAAGAAACGAGGATTGATGCCGGGACTCACCTTGTCCAACGAATTCATTTCGAGAGATGAAGCCTTACATACCGAGTTTGCCATTTTACTGTATAATAAATTGGTGAAAAAACTCTCGAAAAAACGTATTTATGAAATAGTGCAAGAAGCGGTGGAAATCGAAAAGGAATTTATTACGGAAGCATTGCCTTGTCGTTTGATTGGTATGAATGCGAAATTAATGACACAGTATATTGAATTCGTGGCCGATCGATTATGTTTACAGTTAGGATATGATAAAATATACAATTCTGCAAATCCTTTTGATTTCATGGAATTGATTAGTATTGATACGAAAGTGAATTTCTTTGAACGAACCAATTCCGCCTATGCTTTAGCGGATAAAACGATTGAAGAAGGTATCTTTGATTTTAATGCCGTTTTTTAACACTATATATAGTATATAACAAAACATGAATGAATCCAATATTATTCTATATAAACAGAATCGTAAAGAATCCTATAATATTATGAATGACGATATTGATAATGATTTGGAATTAAATATTCAAGTCCAAGATATAAATATAGCGGAAAATCCCCCAGCGTTATTTTTTCTAAAAGAAAACGCAGATACGGATATGGACGCGATATATATAGACTCGGATGTAGATGATATGCCAATGTATTCCAATAGTCCTTCATCGGTATCAAGTAATTCTTCGAAAAGAACTACCTATCAAAAACTCACGTTCGAAGAAGTGAATCATTCTCTCCAGAAACATTTTAAACAAGATAAATTATATTCCGAATTCGATATTTTGATTACCTTTGTAAAAGGCCAAAAACATATATATAGTCAATCGTTTTATATAACCCAACAGAAAGTCCATTTATTGGTATTTCCATCCTTGTTTATTACCAGTGCAGTGATGGTGATTGCTCCCATTATTCAACATTATACTTGGTCCGGATATTTATTGACTGGATTAAATGCTCTTTTAACTCTCTTTATTTCGATATTGAATTTCTGGAATTTACAATACACCATGACACAATATAGTAGTTTTGCCACGCATTTTGATCGTTTAGAAACATCTCTGGTAATGACTAGAAATCAAATATATTTATTAGAAGATGGAAAAGAGCAAACAGAAATATTATTGGATAAAATTCGTGAAACCGAAAATAGAATGATGGAAATGAAAGAGTCTACTTCTATTTTAATTCCAACCGAAATTAAATCTCAAACACCTTTTATTAGTAATTTTGATATCTTTGCATTTATTCATAAAATGGAACAGCAACACAAAACGATGATTATTCATTACAAAGATATTAAAAATGAGATTCGATACATCATGTTTAAATGGAAATCGAGAGATCATGATCAAGAAGAGGATATTCGTAGTGAATGTATGGATAATGTAGACATAGAGACCGATTTAGCGAATACATCGACCTTTTATCGAACGGAAATACATTACAGTTCTTCTTTTCGAAAAGAGAGCGAGAGATCACGGTTAATGCATCTACTGAAAGAAAAAGAATCTACGAAAAAGAAATTATTAGAACATCATCTACAATATTCCAAAATCGAAGATGCATTTTTAAAAGAAATTAATATTGCTGAAAAAAATCAAAATAATTTTTGGTTTTTATTTCGATATTATTTAGGGGGATCTACTATCACCAATACTATTACAGCAGAACTGATCTAAACGATACTACTCGGGGTTATCTTTTGTATTAATACTCGGTCTAAAAATGGCATGTATAAATGTATTCCATATACTAAAAAGATTTGTGTCCATCCTTTCATATTTTGATCTAAATACAATTGACTGATTTGTTTGCGTCTTTGCAAATAGTTTTTATCTATCCAATTATACGTAAATGGTTCTGCTAAGAATACGTGATTTACTTCCGGCATTTTTTCCGATAAATATTTTGCAAAAATGATGGGAATAAAATGGGAACGAATAATAGATGGATCATTACTATTTAATAACTGTTTTAGTCGTGTAATAATGGTTGGATATTCTTTTTCAATATATTCAATCTGTAAAACAAAGGTCGTATCATTATCGTTTGTAAAATTGGACCATTCAAATACCGATGAATTGTCTTCGTTCTGGATCATTTCGGGAATGATGGGAACGTATTCAAACTTTACATTACCTTCTATATAATCTCTTATAGTATCATGAAATATTTCAAAGTAAGCATCGTTGGTTCGTTTTGGATTCAAACATAATACTCCTATTTTTACAGTAGACATATCATGATAATCAATCCATTCCATTCTTTTAAGAATCGCGTTTGTAATGTCTGTCTTCTTTACTTTATTCTCTTCTTTTACATGATCTTCTTCATATATGCTAAAAAAAGGTAATTTAAAAAAGGTTCTTGGTCGATAATTATGTTTCCAAACGGCAGATACTTTAAAACTATGGCTAAATCTTTGATAACTACCAGCAATAAAAGATTGATAGATATTATTATCCACATATTCGGTAGAAGAAAATCCAAATTGTTTTGTTTCTAATTCGAATTGCACTTTTTTCGATTCATGATTTGGATTTTCGTATGAATAAAATGGAAATATTCCAAAAGGATCTCTTGCGACATATAACCACGATTCTTCCCCGTAAATATTATAGTCTAATAATAAGAACGAAAAATCGCCTTCTAGTAAATCCAACATATCTTCATACCCAAATTTACGATATAATTCTACCAAGATATGTAGAGAATGTTCAGGTTTAGGCATATTGATTTCTATTATTTTCCACAATCGAGGTTCGTTATAAATTTTCGCATTTCCAATAACGGTAATATTACCCGATTTATAAAGGGTCTCTTCGTTTCCAGTATATAGGACATTTTTCCCGATTATTTTATATCCATTTACAAAAGATGTATTTACATTTAGCGATACATTCCAATGTTCTTTCATCTTATCTTATCTTATCTTACTTTTGCTTTTTATTTCTATATTTTTTCTATTTATCTTATAAACATATATAAGATGAATGTCGCATTCGAACCAGATAGGTATACCGATATTCTTTTTTTAAGCCCATTATCCGCTTTACCAAATGAACCAAAACCTCCAAAACCGAAGGAAAATCTTGCTCCTGCCATTTACAAAGAACCTAAATTATCCTTCGTTTCGAATTTATATATGGCATCTTTAACGGTAGTTGGACTATTTATTGTGTTTCGTTTTGTTCAACGGTCACGTTAAACGTTTTTATTTTTTTTTGGTTCCTTGTCTTCTTTATCTTTACTGGGTTTTCCACTAGGTTTTCGACTGGGTTTTCGACTGGGTTTTCGACTAACCCAATCAAATCCACCTTTATATGTCTTCCTTTTATGGTTATTTTTATGTTTACGTTTCGTAATTTTATTATACATTGGTATATATTATAGACGCATAATAAAAACAGTTTATCCTTCTTTTTATTATGTAAACGATATATTATAATTTATACTTTTTATATAGTTCCAATGCAATCAATGCCCCAAATACTTGAGCCAATACATAAGGGACTAATTCCGCACGATCTATTTTTCCAAGAGAAGCCATGACAATAGATACTGCTGGATTCATATGACCTCCTGAAATAGGTGTGGCTAGTAAAAGGACTAATGCTAAAGCGGCTCCAATTGCCAATGGATTTCCAGTTGCTAAAAAAACATATACGAAAAAAAGAGTTCCACTAAATTCTGCTAAATATTGTTGCATTCTATTTATATTTTATATATAGTTTTTTATTCTCTTTTTTCAGGACCGCTTTCTAAATAAATATGTAAATATACATCTGTTTTTTTCGATATATTATGAATATCTGGCATTATTTTTGAAATACCTTCTCCATACCAACATAGTGTCTGTGTTTTTTTCAATTGTAATATTTCCGGACAAATGGTAAAGCATTTTTTACCGTAATATATATCTATTTTTTCTTGTTCGAAAACGTCTAAAAGGGAAAATGTGAGAGATTGGTGTATATTGTTTTCTTCATCGATCCATATCTTCTTATCATCGATTGGTTTTAAACAACATTCTACTATAAATTCTACTTGATTATGTTCGTAGATTAATTCTTTGTGCCATAATGGGACCAAATATACTTGGTCTCCTCGCACATATTTATATACTAAATGATCCCATATATCATTGATGGTTGGATACAATGTAATTGTTTCTAAATCCTTTTTTTCGGGAAGTGTGGTCGAAGAATAGGATTCTTTTATTTTTTCCATTTCTATATAAAAATCGTCGGATAACGAAAAAATGTTTCTGTATTTCTTTAAAATAGTATAGGCAATATTGAATTTACGTTTCTCTAAATTTTCCAATAATTGTATGGATTTGGTTTCACATATAGAGAGAATCTTTTCTAGTATTTCATTTATTTTTTGATTTTTTGCTAAAACATTTAAAACCGAATGTAATAAATCCATGTAGCCATTCCCTGCCTTCGGTTCTACTTCCATTTCGACTTCGATGTCTTCTTCTAAAACCCATCTTTTCTGTAAATATTCATATGCCTCTTTTACTTCTAAAAATTTAGTAGATGCTTCTTCCGATTTATTTTTATCGGGATGATACCTCAATGCATTTATTCGATAATTTTGCTTAATGTCTTTCCAAGTTATATCGGATAATTTCGTATCTGCGAATCCAAGGGTTAAAAATGCATGGTTCATGGTGTGTAATGTATTTTGTTTATTATAGATAAGAGAATACTCTCTAAATGGTATATGGAACGATAATTATTATTATAATATTTGAAAAATACAAATATTTCATTCAGGATGCAAGTGATATATTCTTTTTTTCTAAATCTGTTTTGGTCAATTAGGGTAGTAAATACATACCATATACATTCCGCTACATCTACATTGTAAATCAATAAATCGTATAAATTATTTCGTAAATCCGTGATTTTCAACGTAGTTGGATTCAACACATTGTCCAATAATGTATCCGCAATAATATTAAATACGTCTATGGGAATTTCTCCCATATTTTTGATCCATGCAAAGGAATGTATTTCTTTTGTATTCATAATAGAATTCGTCTGTATCTCCTTCAATAATTCTTCCGTTTTATTTTTATGAAACACGACCGTTCGATTCGTCTTGTCAAATACGATTCCATTTCGTATGCCATCTATAAAACAAGAAAACGGTCGCGTCTGTGTTTTCGACATTTCTATATATCTTTCTTTTGCCGGTCTTTTTACTGGTATGATTTGACAATTATTTACAATATTATCCGGGATAAATCCAATGTGTTCCGTTAATAATATAAATTTGATTTGAATATTAATATGGTGTAATGGATGACGCATATAACTGTAAAAGATCTCTAGTAATTCATTATGTATTACGTGGAAATTCTTACATACAATAATACCTATTTTATCATGGGATACGGATATAATATCGACGATTTGGAAAAACAGGTCGTGCCATATTAATTTCGAATTACATCCCAATATTGCCATGTCGATTTCGTAATGAATATCACTGATTCGGTATACATATTCGTGTTTTTTCTCTTTTTTGATTTGCACGTTTCCCGATTTTTTCTTTATATAATTCGATTTTGGTTTTTCCGTTGAACTAGAACTGGTAATCGTCGACCCACCCGATTTCGTTTTTTTCTCTTGTTTTTCAAAGGTAATGAATATCTTTTTATCATATTTCAATTTACTTGGACTATAATGTTGCAAGATCGATAACATTTGAGTATATTTGCCAACTCCCGAAGGTCCGTAAATTATCATGTTTTTAAAATCCGTTATTTTTTTCGGCAAATTTTTAGGAATGAATTCTAATTCTGGATGTAAATTATATTTTTCATAGGAATGTATATATTCGTCGTAATTCGTTTCATAATATTTCATTTAACTTAACTTGAATGTATAAAATAAAAAAAAAAATAGAACGAAATCCTTTTTTATTTTCCGGGTTTTGTGTTTATCTTGTTTCTTGTTTATCCTTGTCTCTTGTTTATCCTAACGTTGTTTTTCCTTGTTTATTTGCATTCGCGGATGCAAGTATAATCTGGGTAATGGTTAATCCTAATATCCCGATTGGTCCAAGGGTATTCAATGTATATTTGATAGGTGCAAATATTAACGTAAATAAAAAAGAAAACATGTCAAAATGGAAAGAAAGACCGAAAAACCACCCCACCGTCAATGCTATTAAAAACACGGTGAGTATTTGTAGAACGCTAGAATTATTTTCATCTCCCTGTATAGTATTATTTAAATCGAATATCGAATATCGATTATCAAAAGTAAACCACCATATCAGCACTACAGACGAAATCAATAGAAACCATCCCCAGTTGGTTTTACTTAACGAATTACCGAAACAAGTAAATATGATTTCTAGTATCATTATGAAAAACGGTGCTGCTAATATGGAAAACACAAACGTAATCAAAAAATATATCATATCCATGGTTCCATCTTCCGGAAAATAAAAATAGAATAATAAAAAACACAATAAAAAGGTTACTACTAATAGTATAAAGATTGGAATAGGATAAAACAACGAATCGAATACATTGGCGTTAAAATATCCTAATACGGTGTTTATACCATATAAAACAGGAACTATTAAAATACATATTAAAAATGTCATAAAGAACGATAATAATCCCGGCAAATCAATATTATATTCACTTGGTGTGAATGTATTCGGTAAATAATTCACCGTCACTTTTCTCGCGGATACCGGTGCTGGTTTTTGACCATATAATAAATATATTCCATTTTGCATTAATGGCGAGTTTGTGTTTGGTTTACTTGTATTTATATTCATACTAGCATCGTAGGTATAATCGTCTTCACTATTTCCTTGTTCCGGTGCAGGTGCTTGGAATAAGGTTACATCCACAAATATGAAAAACATCATTAAAAATCCAAAGACGAATAATAGAAACATCTTGATAATAGGAGGAAATGGAAGCATATTTATGGTTTCATGCCACCAGGTATCTAAATCGTTCGTTCGGTTATAGAAAAACGACATCCACCATTGTATATTGGTTCCCATCGTAGATCCTGGTTCTATATTCACTCCATTCTGTAATAGTTGTTTTTCTATCGTAACCTCGTCGTAAAAATAAGTGGCTACACAACCAATCATCAATACCGTCGTTGTGGTAAATAGTGCATAAATAATATCATTATTCTTCAGTATAAATGGAGACACGTTATAGATGTTTCCGGAACTAATCTCTTCGGCACTTAGATTGTTATTTGCATTTGCTGCTCTATTTTGTGCTACATTCGTGGTTAATGTAGTCATTAATAAGACTACAAATTGGAAAATAACCCCTACAAATAAACATATTAATACATAATAATATTGAAAGGGTTTATTTCCATATTGAACTATCGAAGTTGCCCAGGTTAATGGAAATAAAAATGTAATACATAATGCTACTACTAATGCAATAAATTTAGCATTATTATCCCCTGGTATTATATAACTAAAACATACGCAAAATAAAATAATACATGTTACAAAACTCGCAGTTCCTACATCTAAATGTGTCCATTGTTCATCCGTAGATGTATTCATACTTTCTTTTGCTGTTATTTTATCTATGGTTTCCCCTATAATTTTTGGAATAAATACTTCTTCTGTATTGTTTCCATCGGTTGACATTCCTATTTACATAATACATATATAATCTATTATTGAATTCCATAGGTTTCCTTTAACCAGGTGAGAATTTCCGGTATTTCACATTTTAAAACATTCTTTTCTTTCTGGACAAATGCTCTTAAACTGTAAAATTCTGGTTTTTCTTTCGTTTCGGTTTTATAGTATACATAGGGTCCATATCTCCCTTTTCTTATCGTCATTTTATCGGTTAATACTCTTAACACATTTGGAGGTAGGGATTTGGTTTCCGTTTTTGTTTCTAGTATGGCGACAATATCTTCCAAAGTGATTTCCCAGAGATCTTTTTTTAATGGTGTTTTTACCGTTTCTTCGCCCCATAGAATATACGGACCGTATGGTCCGTTTTTCAAGTGGACGGATTTGGCTAAATATTCTCCCAAATATTCCTTTGGAATTTCCAATAATTCTTCTAAAGTATATTCTCCCTTTTTCAATTTTTCTAAATCGATGTTTTTTCTGGTAGATAAATATTCATATTCTGGTTTTTTCTTTTTTTTATCCAGATCTGTTTTCGGTTTACGAATCATGGCGCCTTTTTTACTAAATACAAATTCATGGTTTTCATCGATTTTGTATATTTCCTGGATTTCTTCTTTCCATGTTTTACTTTCTCTCTTTATTTGTGCATCACAGGTTTTACAAACTTCTTGCCATTCGAGAGAATTCTCCGATACTAAATCGAGCGATTCTTCCATCGTTTTGGTATATTCATATTCAAATAGCGTGGTAAAGGTAGGTATTAATTCCTCGATCACCATTTTTCCTAAATCCTGTAAAACTAGTTTGTTTTTTTCCGTTCCGAATATTCTCTCTTTTTCTGTTCGAATGATATTCTTGGAACGTCCATCCAATTCATATTCCACCACTGTTTTTTTCTCTCCTTCTATATCTTTTTTCTCCACGTATTTTCTCTCTTGAATCGTTTCTATTATGGATGCAAATGTTGATGGTCTTCCTATTCCTAAATCTTCTAATTTCTTTATTAATCCAGATTCGGTATAATGTCGGGTTCCATTGAGAGAGGTTATAGAACATTCGATTTTCGAGAGATCTGCGATTTTCTTCGATTTATGTTGTAAAGAAAAATGAAATGCGGTTTGCATTTCTTGGGTTTTGATGAAATTCGGCATTTCCCATTTACATCTTCTCCAGCCTAGAAATACGGGAATTTCAATTAAATGTATATAAGCATATTCTTGTGGTGCATCGATCTTGACCCGGATTTCTTTGTATTGATAATCTGACATACAACTTTCGATCGTTCTGTAACGAATCATTTCATATACCGATTTTAATCGAGAGAATCCTACAGCATCGTCTACATGATCGATATCTTTTTCTTCTAAATGACATTTAGCAATATTCGTGATTCTTATTGCTTCATGGGGATTATTATGATGATGGTTCTGGATTCTCTCTAAATCCCCGATCCATGAAGGATCATCAAAACAATCCCGGATTTTATTTAGGAATTCGAGAGAATATTTCGTGCTTTCCGTTCTCATGTAAGTAATATGTCCATTCTGATACAAGGTCTGACAATACTGCATGGTTTGTTTCGGACTTAAATGTAAATGCACACTTGCATATTGTAATAGTGCCGATGTATTAAATGGACTAGGCGCAGATGTGTTTTTATTTACTGGAGGATCGAGAGAATAAATATGGCTAAATGTATTGGATGCTTCTAAAAAGGCTTCACATTCTTTTTCTGTTTCGAATGAGTGATTTAGAATGGCAGGTATTGGAGTTGATTCAAAAAAAGTTCCGATGGTTTGGTATTGGAAACTTCTCTCTTTTTTTTCATTCGCAATATCTAAATCATATACAAGACGTAGGGCAGGGGTTTGACATCTTCCCGCAGATAAATAATGTTTATCTTGTATGGTTCCTAAACGTTTCGTTAATAATGGAGAGATTTCGAAACCAACCATACGATCCAGCACTTGTCTCGCTTTTTGTGCATTTACAATATTCATTCTTATCAAAATAGGAAATGCAACTGCCGCACGAATGACGGATTCTGTGATTTCATGGAAAATAATACGATGGGTCGTTTCAACTGGTAGACCGAAGGTAAGACAAATATGCCAGGCAATAGCTTCGCCTTCACGATCATCATCGGTTCCTAAATAGATGTTTACAGGATCGAATACCGAAATGATTTCTCTCATCCATTTCACATGATCTTTCTTTTCCGAGAGAATATCGAAATTTGGTTCATAATTTTTTTTTACATTGGATATATTACAAATATGCCCTTTCGATGCTATACATTTATACTGAAAACCTAGAAACTTTTCTATTTTTTTACATTTCGAGGGAGATTCGACAATGACTAAATAGGGAGTATTTTTTACATTGACTTTTCTCTCGACGGGTGCCGATTTTTCTTTTTCTTCCGTTTTCTTTTTCGGATAATATTTTTTTTGATATGTTGTCGATTTCATAACAAAAAAAGTGGGTTTTGGATAGGTTGTATTCTATACACGTGTTCTTCTTAAATTGTTTTCATTTTATACTTCCACTAAATAAAATCTAGGTCCTTCTTTTTTATAACTTGGTCGTATTGTATAATTATTAGTATACATAGAATCCTCTATTTCTATTTTATAAGGTTCACCTATCTCGCAATTATATTTTTTACATATTTCTTCTATATTTACATTATCATCTACACAAAATAGATGGGTAATAAAACCCAACGTCCCTCCATCAAACTGTAATGATTTGGGAATATTTTTACCAAATTCGTTTGAAAGTTCTTTCATTGCTGTTTCATAAATAGTGGATGACATAGTTACAGTAAAAATATTTACAAACATGTATTATATATACGGTTCATATGTTGTTCTTATATAATGTATATATTAGAATGTTTCTATTTTAAAATGACGTATAATAATATATATACATTATATCATATATATTATATTATATTATAATGGGAAAATGCGAAACTGCAAGAATATCCGTTGGTATAAAGATTTTATTATCCGACCTTATTTTACAAATAAATGAAACCAATTTTGATTTGATAAAAGAAATGATAAATGATGGTTTCATTTCGGATTCCAATGAACACTACAATGATGCGTATACAGACATTATTTGGTGTAATGAATTACCCAATAATTATTTAGAATATAAAACATTTTTGGAACAAGAATTTAAGAATAATGGTTCGTATTTACATTTGAGAGATTCTAATAAAATAGAACCTGATTTAAGAAATGGATGTTTATGGGAGAGAGAATTATTATTACCTATAAAAAATGTATTGGAAACCGAAAGATGGGGATATGATAGATATGGAAGAAATGGTAGATATTGCCCGATCGATCACCTATCCCCATCTATCGATCTAGAAAAATACAAAGAAATAGAAAAATATACCATTGTTTTTATTATAGAACAATCTTCGGGTTAAATATAATAATACGCGTTGCTATAATGTAATATTTTCATTTAGATAACCAATCGGATTACATTTACATTGGAAGGTGTAGGTGTGTCCCATATGTCCATTGTTATGGTATATAATAAAATAAAAAAAATGCATATTTTTTTATTTTATTTTTTTATTATTTTCCCAATGACCCATCTCTATTTTTCCATTGGCATATTTCATGATTCCTATACCATTCTTTTTACCATCTTCCCAATTACCCTCAAATAAATCCCCATTCTTATATGTCATTTTTCCTTGACCATTTATTTTATCCTTTTCAAAATGACCATCATATACATCTCCATTCTTAAATTTCATTATTCCTTTACCATCTTTTACATTATCCTTCCATTGTCCAGTATAAGTATTTCCGTTTGTAAAGTAGTATGTATTATACCCATCTTTTACACCATTCTTCCATTGTCCATTAGAAGTGCTTCCGTCATCATATTTTATTATTGCTTTACCATTTCTTTCATTATTTTCCCAATCACCATTGTATATAAATCCATCCTTGAATTTCATGATTCCTTTACCATTTTGTTTATCCTTTTCCCAATCACCATCGTATATATTTCCATTTTTAAATTTCATTATTCCTTTACCATCTCTTACATTATCCTTCCAATGACCATCATATATTTCTCCATTATCATATTTCAGTATTCCTTTACCATTTCTTAGATTATCCTTCCAATTACCATCATATATATCTCCATTATCATATTTCAGTATTCCTTTACCGTGTCTTTTTTTATTCTTTTTCCAATAACCATCATATATATCTCCATTATTATATTTCATTATTCCTTTACCGTGTCTTTGTTTATCTTTTACATTACCAATATATGTCCCTTTAGATTCACAAGAATCATCTATATAATAATGTTTTTCTAACATTTTAACATCATATATTGGATATTTACTATTTCCATCCACCTGCCCTATTTTTTTTAAAAAAACAGTATCATATTTATTCATGGTTCGACTATATTTCCGTTTCGATTTTCTATTTATTTTATCTTTTATTGTTCGTATATTATGTTTTCTTGTTAGCATTTTTTCGACTAAATTATATTATATTATATTATATTATATTATTTATAAATAACAATTTCGGAATTTACATCTTATATGAAGTTAAGATACGAAATTCTGTAAAATACGAGTTGCTATAAATATAATGTTTCTATTATAATGTAATATTTGCATGAAAATCTAATTTACTATTTTCATTTGGATAACCAATCGGATTACATAAAAAAGGTATTTCATTTATTTTTACATTAGAAGGTGTATGGGTATGTCCGTATATCCAACATTTTATTTTATCTTTTTGTGTTTCCATCAAACTATCCATATCACAATAAAACCATTGATTATACGGTTGCATATTTTGCGTTTTATATTTTACATCAATCAAAGAAAAGGAAGGAACATGATGGGTGATAACAATGCATTTTTCGTTATTTTGTAAAGTATTTTGTAAAAAATCAATACTTAACCTATTTAATCTATTATATTGAATATAGTCAAAATTAGGAATATTATAAACATCATTTATTTCATAACCTGGATTTGTAATTTTAGACCATAATGTAGTTCCAATAAAACAATAAGTATCGTAAATTTCATACGTATTGTTTAAAAAACTAATATTATCATAATTTTGGAAATAATCTTGCATAAAATCATTTGTTTCTTGTATTGTTTTCATTTTATTATAATATTCATGATTCCCTGGAATAATAAAGGTTTTTTTGAAATTTTTACTTATAAAATGCATAAAAATATCATAATTAGATTGATATGGATTCCCAATATCCCCGGCTAATATACATATTTCATCCATTCCTGGTGGAATTTTCCTTAGAAATGGCTCTATTTTATTCGGTTTCATAAATTCTAAATGTAAATCTGAAAAATATCTTATAATCATAATATATTTTTAAGATATTTTTACACACTTGAACGTTTTAAATTGTTTTAAAAAACATATAAAAATATAAATATTTTTGGTATATAATAATACATAATGGAAAAAACCAAAGAAGAAAATGATAAAATATATATTTCAGGCTCAAAAAAAAATATTGATAGTTTTATAAATCAAAATGAGTATAGAAAAGCATTTGGATTACTAATTGCGGTTCTGGAAAGGCTGGATGATGGCGATCAAAAAAACGAGTTTATAGATTATTATAGTAAAAAATATTGGAACCAGAAATGAGCGTTTTTACACCTTTTCTCAATAAAAGTGCCCTGGTTGCGCATCTTCGATGCGCAATGGTGTAAAAAGGTGTAAATCTATTTACAAATGTTCATGTTTGTGAATTGTTTTATTTTTGCATCATTATCTATACTATTATTTTCTAATATTTCTTTTATTTTTTGTTTCAAATGATCCAATTCATATTTGGTGTAATCAATTTCTACACTTTCTAAACCATCATATTCACTAATAATATAATATTTTTCATATTTTTTAGGAAGTTTTTCAATTCCGGTCTTACTATGTTTTCCTCCATCAAATTCATCTCCTAATTCTTTATATATTTGAACCAATATAGGATCACTTCGTCTACGTAAATAATAATTAGAATCCTTCGTTCTTCTTAATTCATATAATTTTTCGCTTTATTACTAATTTGCCAACCTCCATAACAATCGTTCAATAATACTTCTATTTCTTCTTCTTCTTGAACAATCATTCGATTAGACTATAGGATAAATATATATGTTTTTATATATTTATAATACGGAAAAATTTATCAACAATTACAGTGTAAATTTTCATTTACGTAGGTAATAAGGCGTTCTCTTCTAACATATTTTCCACAGGTTTCACAATAGGTTAGAATAAAATACCATTTTATATCTGTTCCTGTATCATACATACGAAGAACCGGATAGGGACAATCTGGATATTCTGGTATTTCACATTTGCCATAGTAAAAATTCTTACTATTAAATAATGAAATAATTGCATTTTTTCGTTTTTTTACTTCTTCTATAATATTATAAAAAGCATATTCTTTTATAATATTAATTAACTCCTTTGGAAGAGGAAGTTGGTGGATAATGAAGATTTTGTTCAAAATTTCCTTCATAGTGAAATATCATATCATCTATTTATGTAGAAATATTCAATTTTTTGTAAACTATTTTTTCTCAAAGAACTTACCCTCTGGTCCACACATATCTTTATAATCTCCTCTGGCAACTGAACAATAATGGTAATCGGTATTTTTTTTATTTTGTCCATTCACTAAATAATACCTATCTTTTTCTGTAACGATTGGAAACAACGCGCATTTTCCGAATTGTTTACCAGTAAAAAAATCACATCTAAAATGTTTACAATGCACACAGAATTTTGGTTGAATTGCGTTTATAGATAAGACATAACAAACACTAATCAGTTTACAAATAGAATGCATTTTATTTTATTAGTCTTTCGTATTTATATTGATTTATAATGTAAAAAGAAGGTCAGGGCGAGGATATATACTTAATTTAGTGCTTTTACATATAGGACAATTATCTATGTTTGATTGAATACATTTTGATCTACAAGGTAAACAAATAGGATGATTACATATGGTTAATTGTTTCGTGTGCCCATAACAAACAGAACATTCATATTCCTTTTTTGGAAAAAAAGATAATGATTTTTTTAATTTTATGAGCTTTTTTTTTTGACTGGGAGAACATAATTTATTATCGTAAAAAGTATAATTCATTTTCACATATTTCAGATTTTCAAATAAATCTAAAAAGGTATCAAAATAATTACTTGTAAATAAATCAACACGATTATTTGTTGTATCATACCTAATATTTTTTACAATTAATTTATAATAATATTTATTATCCGTTTTTTCTTTATGAATAAAAACACACATAGGTATATCTTCAATTTCATAATTCATGTTATTATTTAATAGATAACCATAATATTCATATTTATTAAAATGAGATTCAATATTTTCTAATAAGAAAGTGATAATAAATTCTGTAGTTGTTTCCATTTATAATATAATGTAAAATAAACTTTATATTATTATTTCTTCAACGGTGTAAACCAACTTATATATTTATCGTTTGGTTTGTAATTAAGGCCATCGTATATTCTTCGGAAATCCTCTGCATGTGTATTACAAATACATATTTTTTCAGTTTCATTACATAAATAATCCGTTTTTTTGTAAATTTCTTTATCGGCATGATTCAGATAATACTTCAACATTTTATCCACAACCGCCTTTTTCTCTTTTTCTCGAGAGAAGGTTCCGTTAAACATTTTAGAAAACACTAAAATAGGATCTAGATAATCTACTTCTATTATTGTATAATTATTTTTCAAATCTGATATTTTTTCATCATCTAAACTTGTAAAATAATCGTTACTGTTCTTTCGTTTTGGAACGTGTATTGTATTTCCCATTTTTAAAATATACACATTCTATTTTTATATCATTTTATAATATTTCAATATAATTATTTAATCTCTTTACTGTTTTTATTATAATTGGTTTTAAGGGAAAAGGAACCCTATAAAGATAAGGATTCACGATTTTTATGGTAAATATATTATGAAAACTCTGTTTTGCATACCACGCTTCATATTCTAGTTCCATCCACTCTTTTTTTTCATTACAATTTCTATCCACCTGAATTATTACATCTCCATTTCCAGGAACCACTTTGACTATCTTGGATTCTAAAGACAGTATAACGATACTATTTTGTCTTTTCATTTCTTCATATATCCATAGATAAAAAAACTCATCTACATAAAAACACACATCTTTAAAATACATGTCTGGAAACGTATTGCAATACGGAACTACCACATCCGTTTTTACAAATGGAAAAAGTAGAATATAAATATGTAATTTTAAAGAACCACTTATATTTGTTTTTATTCCAATAAAGGTTGCTCCTATTTTATGTGATGCATATTTAGATATATTATTATGGATGATACTTTGAAAATAGTGAACGGCATTATCCATTTCATCTTCATCTGCCTTCTTATCTGCCTTCTTATCTGCCATCTTCTTATACAATAACATAACATATATTTATACTGTTTCTCGAGCGACTTCGAAATGATTGATTCTCTCCGTAATTTGCCATACTTTACATCCAAATACGGGTTGTAATTTCGCAAAACAATCATTGATATACTGCCGTAAATTCTGTAATTCATAATATACTTCCACTTTTCTCGCATTTCTCTCTTCTTTCGTGGCTAAATTCACGAAATTCAAAATAATATCTCGTGCGGCAGTAACATAGGTCCGGAAGATCATTTCGAATTCGCGTGTTTTTTCCAATTGTTTCTCTCGCACTTGTAAGATTTGTTTATATTTATCTTCCGGCATTAAATTCATCATATATTGAATACGAATATCTCGATTGGCATTGATAGGAACCTCACGTTCATAGTGATACGTAACCACATGATTACATAATTGCATTTCTTTTTCTACTACTTTTCGAATACGCATCATGATCGGTTCTACATCTGGTTTAGCGACATTAAAACTGCACAAATCATTCAATTGAGCGGAAATATAATGGATCATTTCTACAGTAAATGCTTGTCCATTCGGGAGAATTTCCGCACATGGATTATCTAATGGATTTCGCGGAATCTCTCTTCCATTTGCCTGTTCTCTCAAATACTGGAAATAATGCGGATTATGAATAACACGGGTTTCAATTTGCATCGTATTCCATGAAAAGGCGGTATGACATTGCGTGCAAAACATCTGGTCACATCCATCAATCTTAAATATCATTGCCGCACATTTCGGACACGCTTTTGTATCGTTCTTCAATAATTTCGCTGTTTCTACATTATTGGGATCGCATACATGACCTCCTTCCTCCTCGACTTCTTCTTCTTCTTCTTTCGTGTCATTACCATTGTGTAATACCTCCCCCCTCTTCTTTACCTCGTGACATTTCGCACATACTTTAGTCTTACATATTCCGCATTTCCATCCAGTAGATAAAAATCCTTTACAATCTTCTACGGGACATTTACGAATAAATTGCGCCCGATTCCGTTCGGTGGCATGGCCATTTAAACGATCCTGTCTTTCGCGTATATCTCTTAAAATGCATTTAATATAATGTTCTTTACGAACAGAATCCAATGAATATTCTAAAAATTGATCCGAATAATCATCAATTCTATATTTTTTATACCGTATATCTTGTATTTCTTTCGCCAAGGCTTGTATTTTATTTCTCTCGATTTCTATTTCCACATATGGTTGCGTTGCAGGCATCATACTTTTTTCCATTTCTAATATCAATTCTTGTCTACGTTTCTTATATTCAATTCCAATAAACGTTTTAGGGATATTTTCTACTAAGGTAACTCGAGACCATTCATGTTTACAATTCATACAATGTGCAGTCTGTGTGGTTTCTAATAAATACCGTTTCACACATGCTAAACATGCCGTGAAATTCACACAGAATCCACATGTTACTGGTTTTAGATTCGATTTATTGAATTTCTCACAACAAATAGAACATTCCATAGTAAGGGTCAGGTTATATATATTCTTTACAAAACCATATATACTTTTTCTAATAATAATAATATTGTAAAGCATGCATTATTTAAGTGTGGGAGCCATGTTTAAAAACGAAAGTAATATACTTCGGGAATGGATCGAACATTACCTTTTCCATGGAGTCGATCATTTTTACTTGATTGATGATAATAGTTCCGACGATTTTCTCTCGATTTTAGAACCATATTTATTCCGTGGACTCATTACCTTATTCCAACATGAAACACCTTGGGATTATTATTTAGGGAGACAGAAAGATATGTATAATCATTTCATTCTTCCTAAATTACATGAAACCCAATGGCTCGTGATGATTGATTTAGATGAATATTTGTGGTCTCCCATGTCCATTGATTTGAAAGAACCTTTACGTATGTGCGAACATATCGGTCAAATCCAAGTAAAAAATAATTTATTCGGGTCTAACGGACATATCCAACAACCGAAATCGGTGGTGCAAAGTTTCACCAAACGGTCCAAAACCATGAATGAAGGAGGGATTAAATATATCGTCAATACTAATTTCCAATTTAAAGAACTTACGATACATCATGCGTTTTTCCAAGATCCTAATTACCAGAAAACCCATTTTCTTATTATAGGCGCGCCTTATTTTTGTCTCAATCATTATTCTAGTCAATCTCGCGAATATTGGGAGAAAAACAAATGCACGCGTGGAGATGGAGATCATTGGCGGGTTCGCACTCCAGCCGATTTCGATTTAGTGGATTTGAACGATGTCGAAGATCTGGATTTATATGAGCAGAATCAGTCGTTGTTTTTACGTAAATAATATAAATATTATATAGGTAACAAATATAAGATACTATGACGGATCAAATCGATCTTACGATACAAAAATTACTGGAAAAAAAATATAAAATAGAGACTACCAACCATTGGTTCAGTAAATATTATTGGTGGAAAAAAACGGAATTAAAAAAAGTCGATGCCGCATTACAAACCATCAAACATAATAATTTTACGCGGATTATATTACCAGACCATGCTTATCATGATTTTACATTTGATGATTTTTTTGAATCCTACAAAGAATATTACATATTCGATGATAATTACATACCATTAGGAAAATATATGAACACCCATTTTCATACGGAAAATATTGGATATACAAATCCAATGAAAATGAAATACATAAATGCGATTTTTGTAAAAGATTCTACTGGATTGAATATTTATGCCCGTAATGATGTTATTATTAGTCGACCTATCTATGTAAAGACTATATTTATGAATACTGTCGTGGTATAAACTTCTAAGGTTATAATATATGTGTTTTTCCAAAGAATTTTCTTTCTTTCATTTTGGATTATTAGCAGGTTATGCTGCATATTTACAAATGTATAGTAAAGAAAAGGATATTTGGAAAATATATATACCGTTATTTTATTTTGGATTGAAAGATTTACTGCAAGGATTTTTATATATTTTTGATAAAGTAGAAATATACAAATATTATCTTAGTGTTTTGTCTTATGTTCATATATGTTTTCAACCGTTATTAGCAAATATATTTTTGTCCTATTTTAGTAAATCTTTTATTCTATTTAATACCATTATCTATTGGAATTTCGTTTTTGGTATTACTTTTCTGTTTGGATTATACCAATTAACGAATTTAGATGTTTTCGATATATTTAAAGAAGCACCATATTGTAAAGATAAATGGGCTGATTTTTGTAGTGATAAGAATGGATCTTATATTGGTAAATATCATGTTGCATATAAATTTCGAACAAAATATAAATATTCTCCATTATTTTATTTATTCATGTTTGTCCCAGCATTATTTACTAATAGTTATATTCTGTCTTTTTTCGCGGTAATATTAAGTGGTTTGGTTGTATTCATTTTTTTTCAAAAAATAAGAGGGGGTGAACAGGCGGCAATATGGTGTTTATTAAATATTATATTCTTTTTACCAGTTGCATTTTATAGAAAAGAAATAGTTGAGTTCATAGAAACAATAAAGATATACTAATTATTCTCTTTTTCAAATAAAATATATTCTAATGTTGCTGGAAATTCTAAATTGCCATTTCTTTCTTGAGGAACAAATTGCCATAACCAAGGATTCCAATTATAATTATTCGTTGGTGTAAAACACAAATAAGAATGAATATAATATGGTCCAGCAATTGTTTTAAATAATGCGATTAATGTATCTTGTATATTTATTAATTGTATACATTTATTATCTTTCCTACATCTAAAAAAAGACATATAAATGACAGATGTAATCCAATAGTCAATTGTTCTATCTTCTTGATAAATGTTTTTTAAACCAGCTTTTTCTGCATATTTAGTAAACCCTGTTTTTGATTCTGGATAAAATCCATCATTTCCACTCCATAGAATATAACATTTCAATTTATCTTCTAATGAAAATTTAAAATGAATATTTCGATGTAGACATGTTACAAAATATTTACCATTTGTGTTTAATATTGAATGAATGATATTACAGAATTTCAAATATAAATCATTTGATTCGCCTTGACATTTTACATATTCATTATTACCACATTGTATAATTAGATCATATTTACCTACATTATCGGGAGTCATATCCCAAAAATCTAACTGGTATGTATCAAATCCCATATGTTTCATCAATTTTACTTGTTCCGAAGATATAGATAGACCGACTGGTTTTATCCCGTATTTCTTATAAATATATTTCATTAAATCTCCTTTACCAAAACCAATTTCCAAAATTTTCATTCCAGATTTAATATCACACTTTTCACATATTAATTTAAATTTTTCATTATCAGTTATAGATTTAAGTTCAATAGCATCATGTTTACTGCCATTCTTATCTGTTAATAACTCATTATTTTCAGTATACGATTTATGATACAATTCTTTAGACCAATCTAATACATTTTTAATATTTTTTTGTGATAAATCAGTAGTTTTTAATCCTAATATATTATCATAATTTGCTTCTGAAAAATTACTAAAAATATTATCAATATTACTTAACTCACCGAGAATGTCGTTATATAAATATTTAGTAGCAATATATTTTTCCATAAATATTCCATTCCATTTTAATCCTTCTATGATAATTTCAACCAATAATGGTAGAAATAAAAAATAGTATATTTTAGTAGTCAGTGCAAAATAAATGGAAAATCCAATACTTACATTTCGAATAAGTGCTCTTTTCGAAAATTCTTTGGTATTTGTAAATTGATATGTAACGATAACTTGTAAAATAATTATTGCTAAAAATAATAAAAATAGACTAGTATAGGTATTCATATACATAAACTTTTATTATTATTGAAAATAATAAACGAATAAAATTGATGCAATTTGTATTTTTTATAAATAAAAATACAAGTCCAAAATAAAATGACAGATATTCTAACGAAACGAATCAAACACCTTCCAAACGAAATGTCGAGAGAAATCTTTTCCTATCTTATTCCGGATCCTGATAAAGTCGTATTTCGACCAGAACGGCCATGTTCTTCTTACAATTCATATAGTGCTAAATATGAGGTTGCCTATTACCAAAAAAATATAAAAATCATGACAAATATGCATGATAATATAGAAAATATTGATCATTCTTATTTGTGTAGAATTGTAAAGAAAAATGGAAAACATCGATATTATATTACGAGAGAAGTCGTGGATTGCATTCAAGTCGAATATGGTGATAGAGAAGTCGATATTTTTCATTATGATTATATTTCGAACTATATTGGAAAAGATTTGATGAAGGCACTTTTCGAAGTAGTTTATTCGGGTTAAACTAATTTCTTGTAATATTGCTCACCCTCTATTTCATCTACAAAAATACGGATTCGTTTATTATTATAATAATGGATATAGTTTAGCGAATATGGATTTTTTTACTATTAAGGGTAATGGTATTTTCGCATGTATATCGTTGTAAATATTATGCATTATAAGTATATTTTTATATCTATATTCATTATAGATGAGTAAACAAGAATATAAAGTAAGTTATGCAAATGGTAAAATAGAATTAAATGTTGGTAGTAGAACAATTGTGTTTCCAATAAACAATTTCTATAAAAATAACACTGAACAAATAAATAATGATGGTTATGAGACATTTATAACAAACCAACAATATTTAAGAGCATTAGATATGATGAAAGATGGTGATTCTAAAAAAATTACGAAAAAAATAAATTCCATTTTCTATCCAAATAACACTACTATATCATTAACAAAAGATATCCTAAATGGTATAGAAAACGCATTTACAACAAAATTTAAACAGCAAATAACAAAAAAAGAATGGACCAGAGTTTCAAAAGATAGTAAACTAAATTCACCATTGGAGTTTGAATATATTTTTTACGATGTTGGACTAAGTCCAATGTATTATATAAATTATCCAACATATGTTTTAAATTTCGCAAATGAAATTATAGATCCTGGAAACCGAGATTTTGGAAAAAAAAAAATAGATTTTCCACTAGATAATGGAATATTAAATATTGAAAAATCATTTTTAGATTTATTTGGGTTTATAGGTTGTAATTATATAAAGGCAACTAAATCCGCCGGAAAATATGATTATGAAATTAATTTAGTTGGCAGTGCCTCTATAATAAACGACGACCAATATTTTGTTGGTAATGATAAAAAAAATAGTATAATAAATGACCTCATTGATAGTGAAACAAAAAAGGACAATAGTGAAACAAAAAAGGACAATCGTGAAATAAAAAAGTTTCTAGTGTGTAAAGAATTAGGTGATACTTTACAAGTGTTAATCATGCTACTATGGAAAATGACTAATCCAAATATTAGTGCATATTCTATGGTTACAAATGATAATGTGGTTCTTTTAATGTGTATGATTTTAAATTTAAATTGTATAAGACACGTTGTAAATAAAAATAATAAGGATAAACAAGGATATCGATTACGAACGATTGAAGTATTTGAAGTAGATCTAGATACAGTTGAAAACAAAATAAAACGATTTAAAAAAATAAAAAAAGAAATTATGGATGATAATAATGATTTTATGAAAATATTTGATGCATTAATACTAAAACCAGATACACCTATTTTGTTACAAGGAGTTCCTCATAAATTTCCACGGATATTTTTTCAAAACATTAAAAATGATATACAGAGAATTAATGGGTTATTAAATGAATATGAAATAATTGATTTTAATGATTTTATTAAGGAAATTAAAAAAATGAGAGCATATTTTACAATTAATAAGTTTTTATATAAAAATAAAGGATTGAAAGATTTACATATAACACAAAGAAGATTTTATACAGAAAATACAGAAAAATGGGTAGATAATCCAAATATTAACTATAAACTAAAAATAGCTTTTCATAATTATGTTCCTATACAAAGAATAAATCGTGGTGGTGGTATAAGTAATGAAAGTATTATGGATATTGATCAAATAGATATAGGCTCTATTGCGGATACAAATGATAAAATTTTTGAAACACTAGAATTTGAGGATAAAAAGTATATCGTTAAGGATGAAAATAATAATGAAATAGATTTATTAGAGGTATTAAAACAAGACATTTGGGATAATTTAAAAAAATTAAACATTATAAAAAAAAATGAAATTTTGGATGAAAAAAACGATACTTTTAATAATTACTATAGAGAATTATTATTTCAGTTTTATTTAATTGGAGAAGTCGTATATGACGAAGAACAACAAGTTATGATTCAAAAGATTCGATTCGAATTTGAATCAACCAATGAAGATATTCGATCTACATCCAATTTAGATGTGGACAACCAACTGAAAATGGAGGTTGATAATAATGCACATAAGAGCGTCATATTAGTATCGTTTATAGAATTTTTAAGAAAAAATGTTCCGTCAATGTTTTCTAAACGAAACCAGACAAACAAAAAACATACAAATAAACAAAAAATATCTCAAAAAGAAATAGAAAAACAATGGAAACTATTTAAGAAATCAAAAAATATTAAAAATAGTGAGCTTTCTTTTAATCAAATTGGTGTTCATAGGGGAGGAGGTAATAAAACCAGAAAATTGAAAAAAAACAAACACAAACGACATAGACACAATAAAACTTCCAAAAAATAATGCTCGTCCAAATTAAAGATCGTAAATATACTTCATTCTCTTACTGTCCTTCTTTCGAAATCGAAACCGACACCCCTCACCCTTTTCTACATAAATTATTTCACGGCGATGAAATCATTTATCATGAACACCAAAACAAAATCGATATTCAACATTCACCCACCAGATCCGCCAAATATTTAGCCGGCGTTCTCAACCTCCAATCCAACCTTACCTATGGACGAACACCGAATTTAAAGCGTCTCTATTATTCTTGCACTCCTTACCAAAAAGAATTACCTATCTTCTTGGTCCCTTACGATATCAACCTTTCTTTCCAAAAAACACCCCGGAATAAATTCGTGCTTTTTCGTTTCGACCATTGGTTAAATAAACACCCATATGGAACTTTAGTTGAAACCGTGGGAGACGTGGATGACCTCTCTGTCTATTATGAATACCAACTTTTTGCTAAATATATCCGACGGAAAGTCGTAAAACTAAAAATAGATTTTACCGCCAATAATTCTCTCGATTCCTATATTCAAACCATTTTACAGAATCCCGAGAGATTTGGTATTTTCGAAGATCGTCGTCGTTCCATCATCCCCATCTTTTCCATCGATCCACAAGGATGTAAAGATCGAGATGATGCTTTATCGATCCAGTCTACCGAAAACCCCAACATCTTTCATATTAGCGTTTACATCGCCAATGTCTGGGTTTGGTTAGAATTCTTTCAATTATGGCATTTATGGAGAGAAATGGTAGCATCTACTGTTTATTTACCGGATAAAAATCGGCATATGTTACCTACATCCCTTACGGAAACCATTTGTAGTTTAGATAAAGATAAATCCTGTCTCGCCATTGTCATGGATTTTGAAGTAAATACCCGTGAAAAAACCATCCTACCAATCAAAACTACCCAAACCTGTATATATGTCCATAATTACGATTACGAATCCAAACTGCTATTGTGGAAAAATACCCATTATCAATTATTGCTAAAGGTAACGAGAGAAATGGATCCTACCATCGGCGATAGTCATGATGTCGTTGCCTATTGGATGACGCAAATGAATATTCATATGGCAAGAGATCTTTATCAAAAGAAGATGGGGATTTTTCGAACGGCTAAATCCAATGTAGAACCCGAAACCGAACAAGATCCAAATCCAGACATTCCTTTTCTAAGAATCTGGGAACAACGGATTTCGGGAGAATATGTCGGTTACGATTCATCCAAATCCTTTGAGCAGTATGCACATTGTATTCTAGATACCCCGATATATACCCATTTTACAAGTCCTATCCGAAGAATGGTAGATTTAGTAAATCAAATTGTCTGGGTAGGAAAATATGATTTAGAAGTAAATGTAGAGATTATTGAGAAGATTAATCGAGAGAGTAAAGCCATTCGTAAAATACAAAACGAATGTGAACTTTTACATTCTCTCCAACAAATAGATATTACGGAAATAGTGGAAGGTATTATTTTACAAGTAGATCTAGAGAAAAATAAATACACACTCTATTTACCTAAATACAAGGGAATTGTTTCTACGAAAAATCGTGAAAGGGAATTTAAAAAAGGAGAGAAAGTGAATTGTTCTCTCTTTCTCTTTCAACGAGAAGATGATACCAAACGAAAAATAAAAATAATGTTGAATTAAGTAGTTGTAAAAAATAAAAATCTCATCTTTTTTTATAATGATAATATAATAACTAATATTATGATAACTAATACTAATAATAATATACCTATCACGGAAAAATCGAGTCTATCTATATCTATACCAATCGAAAAAGAAGAAATCGATATTTTAAAGGATTTACATAATATTTATAGTTTATTAATACAAAAACACGAATCTAATATAGAAAATCCATATTTAAAAAATAACATGATAAATAAAATAAAAACAAAAAAAAATACTGAAATAATTTCCATTGAAAAAAAAATATTAAAAAACACTGAAAAAATATATAAATTTCGTATAGAACAAGAGAAAATACAAGAATATGAAAAAGAAATAATTGAATTAAATGCAAAAATTAGTGAAATTGAAAATGTAGATAATAATAGAATAAATGAAATTGAAAATTTATACGATGTTACAGAACAAGAAAATAGGATAAAA